AAGCACCAACGCCTTTAATACCTGCAACCGTTGTTATTGCACCAAGTAATCCACCTAAAACAGTAGTTAATGTATCCAACCACCCTGCAAAAGTATTGATTGATGTACCTAAACCGAGTATATTACCTACAAATTTTTGAGTTTCTACATCTGCATCAATCGTACCGTTTGCTATTTCTTTAAACGCATCTATTACAGGTTTTAAGCCTTCGATAATACCGCCTGTAACCGTATTAAGTGTTGCGAAAGCATCAATAATACCTTGGATAGCTTGTGTTAGACCATCTGTTGTTGTTAGATTAACACCGTCAAAAACAGTACCCAACGCATCACCAAGATCTCCAAAAGAGCTAATCAACTTAGTATAATCAACACCTTCAAAAGCCGCTGGAAGATTTTTAGTAATTAAGTCTATGTTTTTTGCAAATTCTTTTAACAATGGGTCAAGAGCTGTAAATAGTGGTTCTAAACCACCATTGTCAACAATATTAACAAATTCCTTTGTCAGTTCTGTTAATGAATTTGAAATATTTTTAGTGTTTTCTGTGAACTTCCCACCGACTGAAATAGCCGCATAATCAAAAGCTACTTTGAATCTTTCTGTCGCTGTCGCTGTACCATCTAAAATAACTTGTAATTCTTTTAGAGCCGAACCCTGTGAATTTGTTGCTTGATTCGTAACGGCTAAAACTTTATCATAGTCATTTAGAATAACAGACATCTTAGCAAATTGTTCTTTACCGAATAGTAATATTCCATAATTAGCTTGTTGACTTGTTGTTAGATCTGACCACTTAGTACCAAGTTCGGCAAGGATATCACCTGATAATCTTAATTCACCATTACTATCCTTCTGTGCGATACCTAGTTCATCGAGTGCTGTTGTAACTGGAGTTGTGTTGGAAATTAAATTAGCTAATCCAACTTTTAGAGCATTCGCCGCTTCTGAACCTGATCCAAAAACTTCAATAATTGGTGTAACTAATCCAACCATTTCATCAAAAGATAAACCTGCTGTTCTTGCAACTGGAGCGATTAAACTTGTTGCTTCAGCTAGACTTTTTGCTGTTGCCGCATTTTTATTTGAAACTTCATTCCAAGCATCTAAGAAATGAGTAGCTGAAGAGGCTTCTTCGCCTGTACCTTTTAAAGTAGCGATTAGAAATTGACTGGCTTCTGCAGAACTTAACTCAGCAATTTTAACACCTGTTAAAGCTGTGTCTATCAATTGGAGTGATTCGGATATATCAAATCCAGCTTGTTTAAAATTAGTTACAGCATCAACAGTTGATCCACCTGTAACACCATATTGAATTGATAGTTCTTTAATTTTACCAGTATATTGATCAACAGAACCTTCTGAATCAGATAGAACCTTTTTAAGACCTGATAAAGATGATTCGAATTCTATAGCTTGATTTGTACTATAATAAATAGCGGCCGCACCTAAAGCCGCTATTGAGGCTTCAACGCCTAAAATATTTTTAGTTAAATCTGCAAGAGGTTGAGTTCCGCTTTCAATACTACCTGCGAAACTACTAATTGAATCATTGATGGAGTTAGTAGTTGATGTTACATTATCTACCCCATTAAAAATAATGCTTATTGTTTTCTTTAAATCAGCCATTACTTTTTATTTTTATCCTCGTAATATAAAGACCAAATATAAGTCTCAGTTTCTGTTAAGAAACCATGTGGAAATAAATCTGGTCGCACCTGATAAAGAAATTGCCCTCTACTATCGCAAAGCATTAATAGATTTTTTATTTCTTGCCTTTGGTAGAGGGCTTGAGCTTTCCCACATCAACACTGCCTAAACCTGTCAGCTCTAGGATTTTTGTGGTGAGTTGCATAAATTCAACTGGAAAACTTTGAGCAAGTTTAACAGCTAAAGACAAATCAGTAACAGGTTCAACAGAACCATATACTAACATTTCCATTCGCTTTGCAAGCTCAACAGGAACACTATCATTCGTTCCTAATAGATCCTTTAAGGCATCAACTTTTTCCTTTTTAACATTAGAGGAAATTGCTTCAACAATAGCAACCAAATTCTTAGATTTAGTTGCTGATTCTTGAGCTCTTGCCATTTCTTCACCTGATAAACCTCTTACAATCCAATCAGGTTCTCCATCAAACCATTCAGACAAAGCTCCAACTTTAACAGTTTCCTGTCTGTGTTGGAGTGTTACCTGCATGAATTTATCAGTGTTGAACATTAAATTTCAACCTCTGTACCAACGGATTCAGCTGAAATAGTACAAGCGGCTTGAATGCTATCTCCTGATGGGAAACTTCTTCCTATACCTAAAGCCCCTTGAGCAAGAATATAAGGTGTTTTAAATCTATCAGGGTAGAAACGGAACCATAAAGTGTCATCTTTAGATTTAACTAATGGATCAGTAATACCGTCAGTCAAGAACGCTGTAAACGTACCCTGATTTAATGTTTTAGACGTTGAACCGATTGTATTATTATACACCTGAGTTGAACTAACTGAGTGACTGTTCTCAGGTGGAACAAAATCTGTTGAGTTTTGTAACTCTGAAAAGATAGGTGTGAAATAACTTGCATAAACTTGTTTCACAACTGAACCAGTGTGGATAGTTCTTAACGCACCGACGAAAGTAACTGTTCCAGTGGCTGAGTTGATATTCCATAAAATTTCATCATAACGCTCTAAATGAACACCTGATACAGTGAAAATCTCACTTGCTACAATAGGCCCAGCTAACATTTGTTGTTGTTCTTACTTGTCCAATTTCAATGGATCCAACTGGAATTAAAGGTGGTCCACCTGCGGCCGCCCTTGTTTCGCTAAATGCAGTTGATAAACTGTCAGTCCCCTTTACAACTGCAATCGCTCCAGCACTTGTGATGGTAATTGAGCTGATTGAAGCAACATTAGTTGACGCTCTTGTGATAGCTGTATCTAACCCTGCCGCAACAGTTGTGTTGACACCTGCTAAATAACACGTTAAACCCGCCACATCAACAAGGTTGTTTGTTCCTGATACCGCTGGAACAATCGCACCACCAGTGATTACACCGTTTGGTCTAATATCTGGAGCTTTACCATTCGCACCACTAAATATAGTTACTGCTGAGTTGAATATGGTATTATCACCTGAATCTGTTAAAGCCGCCATTGCATAAGATGTCTGACCTGCTTCAAAATCTAATTTTCCGTTTTCTGCTGTTGGCATTATCGCTCTCCTAAATATTTATTAAAGTAAATGGATCTAATTTATCCACCTTGTATGTTACATCTAAAAATAACACTATTCCAGCATAAGGCGTTTGACCTTCTCCTATCGCTGGTGTAATGCTAGTCACTTCAACTTGACCCACTAAGCCGCCTAAATTCACAGACGGATTATCTGCAACAGCAGGACTCCCAGTTGACCTATTCAGTGCTACTAAGATATTCGCTCCTAATTTTTGAGCTAAATCATCGAACACTTGATCACGAGTTGCATCATAGCTTTCTATTGCAACCGTTAAAATTCTTTTCTCTATTGTACCATATTCTTTATTAGATAAATTATCTGCTGTTGAATAATAATTTATAAACGGTAAATCACTATTCTTTAAAGGTGTAAGCATAGACCTTACGATCTTTTTAGGCGTTCTAGTTAGATACCCATTAGCGACAGTTATTAAGGCCAACCTTGCTCCAATTTCATCTAAAATTTGTGTCTGTACTGGGATCATTGTACGCCATCCAATAGCACTGTATTCATATTGCTAAGGAAAGTTGGAACTTCATCGTTTGCACTTTTAAGCATTTCTAAACGAGCTGGGATAGTTACCTGTTTTACTAACCAAAACATTGGAACTCCATTTTTGACAATCATATATTTCGCTTTAGCCGCATTTATTTTGACAATATAACCACCAGTTGAGAAAACACTTCTGGCATTCTCACGCATCACTCCAGCGGCTGTTTTATTGCCGATAGCTGGGATATTTAGGAATGGTCCACCCTGTAACCCTGCATAAGCTCGTTTTGCTACTATTTCGCCACCTGTTTCATGAATAGGCGCATATACACTATCAGTAAAAACAACGCCAAATAAATCTTCTATTCTTGTACCGCTTGTTCTAAATTTTATACTTCTAGCTAACGCACCTGTTCGGCTATACATTGGTCCACTTTTTAGACGCCCTGTTACTGTTTTCTGAATGTTAAAAAGTGATTTACTTAATGTTTTCTTAGTATTAGCAAACATATCAGAAGGAAGACTATTTAATAAAGCCTCAACTTCCAAATTACCTTCAACATTAGCAGTAACAGCCATTATTAGAACCCCACTTTATTCGGGTGAATAAATGGATCAGCTAGTCTTTTCACTTCTGGTAGTAATACGAACCCTGGACTTGATGTTGTACCACCTGCATTAGAAAAGTTCGTTGTTCCAATATTATTTTTATTTTGATACTCGTAAACTATTTGAGATAATTCCGCTCTATATAGTTGTAGTGGAATAGTTTTAAACCCCCCTTTGTAAACAACAGTATAATCAGCATCAATATAATTTCTTATAAGTTTTAAACCATAATCTTTTATTCTGTATTCTTGTGTTGTTAATTCAATTGGATTTACTTCAATATCAAAATTGTTAATAACCGTTACAGATATAACAGATGTTATCGGTAAAGTCTTTAAATCAATAAACTGACTTTGACTTGTAAAATAACCTGTTTCAGTCACTTTAGTAATCGGGTTCAATGTTCTTCCACAATAACTTTCTAAAGCATCGTGAACACTGTCTGCAATTAATTGTAAATCTGGATAAGATGTGAAGCTGGTATTTTCCAGCCCCAACATATTTTTCAGATCAATAAAATCAACAATAGTTGCCATTATTTAGCCGCTGTCTTTTTAGTTGTTTTTGTTTTTACTGGTGGTGACTCTTCTAAATCTTCAGCATCTATACCATCAGATTCAGCACAACAACTTCTTCCACCTAAAATGTCAATCACATTTTGTTGTAAATCAATTTCTTGACCTTCAGTAAATGTTAAAACATTAATTCCGTCAACCGTACAAGTACAATCTTCTTTAATTTTTCTTAAAGCCATTTTATAAACTCCTAAATAATAACCCTGTTAAACTAAAACAGGGTTAAGATTAAATCTAAACGATTAAGCATCAACCGCTGGATTTGTACGCAATGGACCTACTAAGCTCGTCACACCGAATAAAACATTAGCAACTGCAACAGTTACCGCAATTCGACTATAACGACCACGAGGGTTCGCCACATTTACAAAAGAAACACCTGTTGCAGTAACTTGAGTGATTGCTAAAGTATTTCCTGGAGTTGTTGTATCTGTCACCCATGTTGCATTATCATCAGAATACTGTAATACAGCATCTAATGTACCACCAACACCAACAACACCAACATCAATTGCGAAAAAAGCTGTTTGACCTAAAGCATGATCAACTGAAGCTGAAAATACTGTTGAAGCCGCTGTATCAACTGGAGCTCTGCCAACTGCTAAAGTCCAATTAGAACCAATATCATTTCTCATTATATTTTCTCCTAAAAATGAGTTTTAAAATAGAGGATTAAAACATAAACCCTCTAGAATAATTATTAATTAAACACCAACCTTGATGGCTTGGAAAGCTTCTGGAAGAACAACTTGACCGCCAACACGTTTCTTGATAATGAAACCTGTTTGATCAAATTCAGCATAACGCTCAGAAAGACGTTGAACTGAAATACCAGCACGATCTTTAATGCGATAGCCACGTTTGAAATCGCCAACGACAACTGGGAATAGACCATTAGTTGTACTTGCTGGCATTCCTTCAGGATTAACAATTGGATGNCCNATTAAAGTTGCTGGAGCACCTGCTTGAACNGGTGGGTTGCCATAAATATTGACCATTAGCATCTTTAGAGTTACGATAAACGCCCTCAGTAGTGCTATTCATAGCCCATGTTGCATTTCTGCGATAAGTCTTTTTAAGCTTATATAACGCTGTGATTAAAGCAGTTACACCATCATGAGTACCGTCAATTAGATTATTTGCAACGCCTGAAACTGTAAAGTTAGCCTGAACAGCCGCATTCGCAACAACACCTTGAGGGCTATTGTTACCTGCTCCAATTGCAAAAGCATCATCTTCAGCCTCAGCAAGAGCGTCACTGAAAGCCATATTTAGCTCTTCCCATACATTAGCATCAGAATCATCTAACGTGTTATTGTGGATCAAAGTTAAGGCTTTTAAATCATGGATAGTCATTGTATGACTACCAGTATCTAAATTTTGAGCTGTAACCGAAACACCAACTGTTCCCCATGCGACAACAGGTTTAGCCAAAGATCCAAAGTGAACCGTATCACGACCAGTTGGCGTAGCTCCAACAACTGGGCGAATCGCTGATTCATTATAAGCATTCATAATTAATTCATTGGTGAAATCAATTGGAACTAAGAAACCACCGTCTGAATCAGATGAAGCTTGTAAAGCCCGTTTTTCATCTGCACTAAGTAATTGAGCCGCATTTTCACCTGTCCCAAATCTACAAAACTTGATGAACGCTGATTTTCTTAATTCTGCTTCTGGGCTTACATCTTTCTCCATTGAATCTATATTTGGACGCTTAGAAGCAACCACTAAATCATCATANAATTTNCGAAGTTCTGTGATTTGACTATTCGCTTTTTCAATTGATTCAGTAACTAAAGGATCACTAGAACCAGTTTTGCGAACTTCTTCCATCTTTTTATCCGTGTATTCACGCATATCATGGGTTACTTTCTTGATTTGATCAAGAACCTTATTCATATCTTCAGCCATTATAATATCTCCTATTTTAAGCTGTTAGTAAAAGTATCTAAAAAGTTAGATATTTGTTCGGCTCCATCATTCTTTGGGATATGAAGTGAACGTGTTAATAAACCATTAATCCGAGTGGCTTCAGCTGTGCTCAATCCGACTCGTAACTCATTACAAAGTGTTTCCACGGCTTTGTTTCTTACTTCTTCGTGTGCAACACGAATTTCATCTGGTAAATCAATTAATTTTTTGCTATCAATTGTTTTACCTGCTTTCAGAGTTCTTAGCTCATCAAGCGTTAAACTGGTTGTTAGAGCTAACTGCTCAATCGTTAATGATTTAGATTTTAAGTAACTTCTGATTTCATTAACTAAGTTATTTTTAGAACGATATCCATATTTTTGAACCTCTGCAAAGAAACTCATATAAGCATCTTTAAACGCATCAATCGCATCACTATTCATGCTTACCATCGCACTGTTATCACCACACCAGAATATATCTTCTAGTGTAATTTCAAGTGATTCAATAAGGCGTTCTCTTGTATCCCATAATTCATAGAGTTTATCTGTTTCGTTAAAATCTGTAGAACGCTCTTCATTTTTATTTAAACTTAAATCTTTTTCACTATCACTTCTGACGCTAGTTATTTTTGATGCACCATTAGCTTCAAATACAACTGGAGAAACTTCACCCAGTGCGACTTCAGTAATTACTTGGATACCATTTTCATACTTGTCTTTAATGGTTCTAAACCCAAAAGAAAAACAATCAATATCACCTGCTTTGGCTAATGCAAAAGTTTCAGCCCCACGTTGGACATCCATGTTTAATTTACAGCTAACAAAAACACCATGATCATCTTCACGAATTGCTAATAATGACCCTATCGGTTGTTCTGTATCGTGGTTATACAGAACTCGTATTTTAGCTGTTCTATTTTCAAGTGTTTTCTTAAACGCCCCTTGTTGAAAGCGTGAATTATAAGAATCAATCGTATCCCAGACTGCGATATAACCTTCAATAATACCTTCTTCAGCATTATCTAAATTAGCTCTTAATTCTTGGATCATACTTAACTGTTCCAAGTCCTGTTTTTTATTTCTTAGTTGTAACATATTAAGCATCGTTTTATTCCTCGAATGTTAGAAAGCATTTGCAGTTGACTCTATCTGCCGCTGTTGTTTGAAAATCAGATGGGAATCTTGGTCCAATCGATCCATCTTGAATACTAAATCTTTCGTCTATACCAACTGATTCCAGTTCTCTAGCGCTGTGTATGGAACGAACAGCGAAACCACCTGTATTCCATGTTTTTCTACCTGCTCCAGCAACTTTTCCAGCTACCATTTGGCCAATGCTTGCCGCTGTACCNNCTTCAGTTCGTGCTATTCTTAAAGCTCTTTCAGGTGAAAAAATACCTGTGTCTTCAATTGCTTGTCTAAGTTGTTCTAACTGTCCAATTCTTTTCTAGTAGCTTTCTCTTACTTGCGATAGTATTTTATCAACCGTTGTTTGTTGTATTTCTGAAAGCTCTGTTAAAATATAGTTTGACCCAACATAGAATTCATCAAGTAGTGTGTCTTCTTCAGCACCACGTTTTGAAAAGTCTGGTTTATTACCACGTTGATCAACAATAACTGTCTTAGAAAAATCAGCACTCACACCATAGGCAACTTCGCTGATCAATTTATATAATTCATCACGTGTCTTCTTAACTGCATCAACTGGATCACTACCATTTTCAACAGCCGCATAAACGTCTTCACCTTGCTTTTCAAAAAACTTTGTGAATAAATCTGCAACTTCACCATCGGCTATTTTATCACGCCTATCGGCTTCAGCCTGAGCATTTCTTTTCTCACTTGGTATTAACTGCCAAATCTTTTTATCGTTTCTTACAGCGTCTGTTTGACCTGCTGTGTTCGCTTGTTTAAGACCATTGAAAGGTAGATTCCAACCATCGTATTCCTCAAACCCCAAATCAAACTTAGTATTTAATTGTTCAACAGGTACACCCATATCATAATAAGATTTAGATATATCCGCTTTTTCTTGTTGTGAATCTCTAAGAGCGGCTACATCAGAATAGTCTGCACTTATATAATATCCTTCTTCTAAAACACCTTTAAAAGCGGTATTANATTGTGTTGCCATCATATCGCAAAGCGGGATTAACGTTGTTTCCCAGAATATACGAAATGAAGAACTGAAATTGTTATAAGTGCTTGAAGCTTCTGACCCACCTAATGCAGGGGGGATCCCATAAATAATAAATATTTCAGACATATTGAACTTTCTTGATTCAATAAAATCTACTTCAGCTGGAGTTAAACTTAACCGAGTAAACTTAGCGCCACTCCCAAGAACTAGAGGTTGCCTTCTTTTAAATGTTGATGAAAACTTTTCAGCTATTCTAGCTAAAATGCTATCCGCTTGAGTTTTGTCTAATTGTTTATCAAAAGTGAATACACTATCTACAACGCCTCGGTTTTGCATTGTACCAGTATTCCAATCTTGTTGTGCCACATCTAAATCAACCGACTTTGAGGCCGCTTCAAGCGGTGAAATACCCCTTAATGGATCAGCAGGGTTAATCAAGCTAAATTGAATAATTTCTTCAGCATCATAATCTAATTTAGTTTTATCAAATATGCCGTTTTTCTTTAATGAATACCCCTTTAAGAATGATTCATTTTCTAAACTTGAGATAGGTAATATTCTATCTGGGCTAATTGGGAAAAGCTCTGATAATTGTCTTGAATCT